GCGCTCTCGACGTCGTCGCGCAGCGGCACTTCCAGGACCTGGAGGGCAGCGGCGTAGCCGTCGATGAAACCGTCGGAGTCGCGGTAAAGTGCCGGGTCTGCCGACATCTTCGGGTCGATGGCGATGGCGAGGAAGTCGTCGAGCGGCAGGCCGTATTCGGCGGCTTCCTGGACGAGAGCCGTGCCGGCTTCGCCCGAGGCCGTAGTGGACTTGTCGCGGAGCTTCAGCAGCTCCTCGGGAGCCCGGCGCCTGATCGCGTTGCGCGGAGCAAACTGGTTGATGGGAGCGACGAAAGACATAATTGAAAATTACTCCGTGATGAAAATGACTTAGAAGATGCCGCGGGCGACCGTGGCGATGCCACTGGCGACCTTGAGGACGATGTTGTCGTTCGGGGCAGCGGTGCCCTTCTTGACTTCGCCGGCATTGGTGCCGCCGACGGCCGTGTCGCCGACAGCCAGAGCGTCCGCAGCCGTGACCGGGAAGTTCATGATGAACTTGGTCTCGACGGTGACGAGCTTGGTGCCTTCGTTGATGCGGTCTTCGAAGGTGCGGGCGTAGCCGACGATGCGATCACCGTTGCCGGCAATCTTCACCGTATTCGCGGCCGTGGTGTCGAGCGCGAGAGGCTTGCCGACGACGCTGGCGTAGGTGAGACCCGAGCCAGAGATGTTCATCGTCAGATGAAAATCCGAAAAGTGCGTACCGGCCAGGTCGACAGTGGTGTGGAAAGGCGTAGACATGAATGAAATACCTCGTGAAAATTACTTGCTGCGCCGGAAGGCCGAACGCTTGGGGTAGGTGGATTGGTTCTTCTCGGCGTCGCTGATGGCGTCGCGAGACTTACCGGCCTCGGCGAGAGCTGCGACGAGGTCTTGGGCCTTCTGCGAGCAGAGGGCGATGATCTCGGCGGGAGCTTCCGGGAGCTTGGGGTCGAGGTCGCCGGCGGCCACGAGGACCTTCTTGGCGACATCTTTCAGAGCATCGAGGACGGCGGCATGGTCTTCCGGCTTGATGGCATCAGCGTTCTGCGTCTGAGAGGCAGTCAGCTGTTCGTTAAGCTGGGCGACCTGGCCGGTCAGGTCCGAGATCTGCGCATCCTTGGCAGCGAGCTGAGCATCGAAGCCCATCTTGCTGGCCTTCAGATCCGTCAGCTCGGAGAGGAGGGCAGTCAAATCCATTTCAAAGTCCTTGGTGGGTGAAATGCTGGCGTTGAGGACCAAAAACGCGGGGTCCAATCCGCTTGCGGCGAGCCGATTGTCAGCGAACACGCCTTGCTCTCGTGGGACGATGCGGGCGTTCTGGGCGCCGCCCCGTCCCACGAGAGACATCTCGAACCAATTGGCGAGCCCCTTGACGATGCCGTGGGAGTTCTCGCCCAGCTGGTTGCCCTTCGGAGACCGGCCCGAATAAAAGGCGTCGGGCTGGCCCTTCTGGTTCATGTCGAAGTAGTCGAAGCCGTCGACCGAGTTGATGAGCTGCTTGCCGAGGATCGAGACCGACACCTGATCTACGGTGCCGCTATCGATCTTCTCCGCGATATCCGCGTGCTGCGGATCGACAGAAAAAAGGACGCGGAGCTCATCGCCGTGGAGCTCTCCGTGGAATACGCGTCCAACCGGCAGGGGGCCGGTGTTGTGGTTCAGCTGCAGCGGCAGCGATTCCTTGTTGACGGCGTCAGCCATCTCCTGGAGGAACGAAGCATCATGGACCGCGCCCTTGTAAAGCCAGTGGCTCTTGCGGATCGGCAGCGTATTCAGCGCGATGGCTTCGTACACGTTGACGTCCTCACTGATGCCACTGGCTTTCAGTTTGTCGAGAATGTCAGCGCTTTTGGTAACTTGCTTCATAGTGCCTGAGATGTTTATTGCTGTTCTAAAAGCAACTCTGTGAGAATTTCGGAGAAGTTTTGAGAATTTTTCTGCCCCTTCTTGGCAGACTTGGTCATCTTGCTGGCGGTCTTGGAACCTGTAGGGGCAAGAGACTTGCTGAGCGGGCCGCCATTTGTGGTCGAGACGTCAGCTGCGCCAGTGTCTCCGGCCGGAACCGGCGTCATGAACCCAGTGCCGGAGAGTGGTGGGGCGCCGTCGTTCGGCAGCCGGCCGTACATCTCCAGGGTGTACTCTTCGTCGGTGATGATGCCGTCGGAGAGGTCCTGACGCAGGCGCGCGGCCTTGAGGGTGAGCTGGGGCTCCAGTTCGGTTTCCGGCCGGAGCTCGGCCTTGCGGAAGCGGACCTCGGCGTAACCCTGGAAGCCGTTCTGGTTGAGGAGGAACGTAAGCACTCTTGCCAGGAGGTCCGACAATGGCTCATTGAGTTCGTCGGCGAACATGGCGGCAATGCGAGCCTCGACCGAGCCGGTGTTGGCACCGTTCTCACCACGTCCAATGACGGTGCTCATGACCTTGAGCGCCGCCTGGTTCTGGGCGTTCAGGGTGTCGACGACGGCCGAGATGTCGATGGACGCACCAGGCTTCTTGTCGTTGAGCATGCCGAGCTCGACGGCGTCGGTATGCGTGACAGCCTGGTCGGCGCGGATGTTGGCGAAGGAGGCGGACAGCTCCCCCATTCGCGTATTGACCCAGGACTTGAGGGCGTTCTGGTCGGCCTTGACGTTGGCCGGCGCGTTCTTGATCAGCACCTCTTCCATGATGGTGATTTCCATCCTGGGGTAGCCGGTGATCTGCATGATCCGGTAGAGGTCGTTGATGACCTGCTGGCGGGCGGCGATGGTGTTGATCGCGGCGACGAAGGCCGAGTTGGCGTAGATTGCGGTCGGATCGCGCCGGTAAAAGGCGACGAAGAAGGTCGGGAAGTCGAGCGAGACTTCGTCAGAGGAGCCCGGTACGAGCTGCACTGGCTTGTACTGGCCGGACTGCTTCTCGTACCACTTGATGGTGGCCATATCGACCTGGCGTAGCGAGTCCGGGGTGAGCTGCTTGTCGACGATGAGCTCGACGCCGATGGCGCCGCGGAGAAGCAGCATGTAGCGGTACTCGGCCAGTATTTGGCGCAGCGACTGCTTCAGTTGGAATTTGAGGGTGTAGTCGGTCTGAATCGCGAGCTTGACCAGGATCTGGTGCAGCTGCTTGGTCGCGTCAGGATCGATCTGTCCATCAATGGTGCGGGCGATGACGACCGGGTCGGTGTTCGACAGCGTCAGATAGGCATGGACCGCTGCGGAGATGTCGGGGTCGTGGACGAACAGGCTCTTGAGAAGATCTCGACTGTTGTCCGCCTGGCGGCTGGAGAAGATGTCGGTGAGATGGTCCTGGTAAGTAGGGACCGTCAGGACGTTTTCAGCTTGGCTCGGATTGAACGTTGCAGAACTAGTCGTGCCACCCTTCTTGGGATTGCCTTTCGGCAGCACGAACTGGAGCAGATTGTCTAGTACACCCATGAACTATGTTTAGGCAACCATTCCGAGAGAAATATTGGCTTTCGCCCTTGACTTGCTATTTAGTGCGCCACTCGGAGAGTTCAAGAGGTTCGTTCCAAACAGGAAAGCATTGAACCGGGCTTCACTGTTGTTGGCGAAGTCGATCACCTGTTTTGTCCGCATCGCCAGGAACAAATATCCTAGCGCGTGGAAGAAGTGGTCGTTTCCTGTGAGCTTCTGCCAACGAGCGTCTTCACCAGGGACCTCAATTCGAACCATGTCTTGTAGTTGTGCAACGATGATGTGTTCGAGCTGTCCGTATCCGACGAAAGAGACTGCTTGCTTCCGAACCATGCGGGCGACTGTGTCGATCGCCATGGTTCGATTAGCGACAAGATGGCTAAAGACATCGAATTCATCCGTTTTGGTTGTGACTGCCTGGACAGAGTTGGTGGTGGAATAGTCGACCGGCAGGATGATATGGGCCGTGTCGTCCCGGATCTCCTCAGCCGTTGGGCGGTACGGCTCCAAGTCCATACAGCCACCGACGATGTTGTACTTGCTTCGCAAGGACGAGATGGTCGATTTCAGCTCAGCCTGAGGTACCTGGCGCCACTCGAACACCACTCCAGGCTTGCCGACGACGACGTGGCAGATCAGGCCGACGTCGATGCCGATGAAGCATTCGTCCACGGCCGAGGGCTCGACGGCTTGGGAGCCGTTCATGCAACCCCTGATCTGGGCCTCGTTCAGGCGGGCGTTGGAGTCGTTGAAGGCCTCACCCAAGACGGTATTGTGGAAGCCGCGGAGGTTGTTGGTCGCCTTGTACTGCCCGAGCTGCTTGAAGACGTAGGCGGGGTCGGCGATCAGGCGGACGCCGAAGGGACGGACTCGATAGCCCCGAGTTTTCCGAGCCGGGTGCTCGGCGATCCAGCTCCAGTTGGCGGGATCGTGGTTGATCCCTCGACGGCAATGCTCACAACAGATGAAGGACGAATTGAAGTCAATTCGGCCAACTTGGTCTGCATCGAGGCTAGTAAGGTCCTCGACATCGGGTACTCCCGGAAGGCAGAGAAATCTGGGATGAAAGATGGGGATCTGGTAGCGGGTGCAGTGGGGGCAGCGATAGGTCCACTCATTCTTGTCTGAGGCCTCGTAGAAAGCGTCGATGCCGTAGCCGACGAAGGTTGGGGTGGAGAAGCGTTGGGTGATGCGATGCGTCGAGCCCTGCAGGCGCGACTGGAACAGGGAGATCATGGTCTGATCGGAGAGGTCGACCTCGTCGTTGAAGAGGTAGTCCGCGGCGATCGAGGTGGCGTCGTTCTCCTTCGCGCCGGTGAAGTAACAGAAGGAGTCGTCGATCTGGTAGAGGTCCTTGCGTCGAACCAGCTTCTCGACGCCCCCATCCATGTTGAAGACCTTCTCGGTGTCGAGCAGAGGCTTCACGCGCGTCATAGAGGTACGATCACGCATCTGATCAGTCGGACTTGAGAAGATGCCGGTCGTGCCGGGGTTGCGCTTGGCGAAGCTCAAGAACTTACGGATCTGGATCTCGGTCAGGCCGATCTGGGACGGCTTGATGACGGACAGG